CGCAAATGGTAGTAAAATTTTAACATGGGCACTGAAGGTCATTAGCTTCTTGCAATTGATTTCTCAGAAACATAATCAGACACCATTGAATATTGCAAGTATCGTTACTTTGATTTTGCCGTCAGAACACGGCGAGTATTTAATTAATATCCTGCCTCTAGCTATCAAGGGGATCATAGATAACATTCGCAATACTCGGTTTCAAGCGCAAGTGATGGAAACTGAAAATAATGTTACAGTTATCACTGCGTTTTTCAATATGATAAAAGATATGTTTGCCCTAACATTTACAGGTACGCAATCATTAACATTTAAGGAAATGCGCCTCAACCAAGATCGAGTTAAATATTTTATCTCTGGAATCTCGTCTATCAAAATTGTGTATAATTATTTTGTCGAGATACTCCGTTTTGTCCTTAATGAAATCAAATCTCTTTATATAGATTATATCGGTTGTACCGGTGTTTTGGATGAGACCTATGTCACATCAATTGTAGATAAATTCTATCAATATAAATCCACAAAGAAATTTGAATTAGCCCGCCGCGAAAGTGCTTGGGCTAAAAATGTTAAAGTTTTGCATGAGGAATTGTTGGAGATTCAACGAGCGATTACACAGCGTTTAGTTAAAGATGAAAAATTCGCTCTAAAAACACTTTTGCCTCATTTGCGTACCATGATTAGTGAAATTGAGGACGCTATGTTGGTTATTCCGCCATACGTTCTTAGCGGAACAGAATCATCCCGTAATAAACCATATTGGTTATATATTTTTGGTGAACCACGTATTGGAAAATCCGCATTCTTTCAACCATTACTGGTTACCGAACTTGTTGCACGATTACGTTTGACACAAGAGTATCAACATATATCGAATTATACGTATTTTCGTCGCACAGGAAGTGAATTTTGGGATGGTTACACTGATCAACTTGTTACCTGGTATAATGATATCTTTCAGTTAAATTCGCGTCCTGAAGATGTAGTTACTACGATAGCTGAACTTACAGATATTGTCGATGACAACCCGTGCGTTTTGAACATGGCCGCTTGTGAGATGAAAGATAAAGTTTACTTCACGTCTAAGATCGTTGTAAGTAATGGTCAGAATGATTTACCAGGTCAACAATTTTTAACAAATAATTGTTGGAGTAACGGTCAACATATTTTAGCGCGTCGCAATTGCGTAGTTGAATTTATTTTAAATAAGAGTTATGCAGGTGCCCGTGGTATTGACCGAGAAAAACTTCGTGTGGCTATGAGCGATCCTTCTGTACCAAAGATTACATGTGGTACAGTTGAATTGATTCCAACTGATCTTTATACAATTAAATTTCGGCATGAGATTACTGGTTATGTACGAGCTCAAACAGATCTTGTTACAGCCGTGAACGTTATTGTCGATGATATGATCAAATATATGAACAGTCAAGACTCGTTTA